TCCGGCGGCAAAACGTTGTCCGCCCCCGCTTTAGCAGCCGCCAACATCCCTACCGCGTATGCGCTGGCAGCACTGGTTTGATCTGTACTATACGTGCTGTGATTCAGCTTCAAGATGCCGGCACGCGCTGCAGTAGCTGTCGGCAGCAATCCGAGCAGGGTGCTTTCGGTTACATACGGAATCCAGACACTCCAGTTACCTTGATAGCGAGTCCGCATGTAAGTAGTTGAATTCGCTTCAATCTTGTATGGGGTAAGCCGCTGCTGCACCTGCCCCGCAGCACCAGAGGCACCGTAGTTAAACACCTCCAGGTAGAAGTAAGCGGCTACGCCATTTCCGTTAGGGTGCGCGCCCCAGACAAGTAGGTCGCTGCACCCGCGCTCTGTCATGTCATCGAAGTTAAAGTCTGTCGCTGCCGGCTGCACCGCCGTAGCCGCTCGAAAGCCGACATTGCGTGCAATCTCGGTCGCCTGCAACGCCGTGATTTTCTCGGCAAGCTCAAGCTTGGTCGCCGCGTCAGTGATGCCGTATCCGCCCAGCGTGGTCGCGTTGTTGGCCTTGCCAGTCAACAGGTTATCCACCTGGGATTTTGTATAGGCATCGCCGATCCCATAGCCGCCCAGCGTGGTCGCGTTGCTGGCCTTGCCAGACAGCAGGTTATCCACCTGGGATTTCGTGTAGGCATCGCCAATCCCATAGCCGCCCAGCGTAGTCGCGTTGTTGGCCTTGCTGGCCAGCAGGGTGGCTACCTCGGTTTTCGTGTGCACGTCGGTGATGCTGTAGCCAGCTACCGTGGTCGGGTTGCTGCCGGCCGTGACCCGGCCTTGTGCGTCGACGGTCACCGAACGATAAGTGCCAGCGCCTACGCCGGTCTTGCCGAACACGCGGGCAAAGGTCAGCGCAGTGGTGCCGAGGGTGGGCAGCGTGGTATTCGACAGCTGCCAGAGCGAACCGCCGTGGGCCGCACCGGCCTCGACAATCACCATATGCCCCGGGGTGCATTCGGCGCTCTCGTTGGCATCCTGAGCACGGACCCATGCGCCGGCGGCGACGGTGTAAATCCAGTTCTGCGAGGCGGTCGCTTGATCTTTAACCAGCACCCGGTCACCGGCTTTGAGCGATTCAGCGTCAATCGTCTGCAGACCCGACAGCGCGATAGGGCCAGTGGTGGCCACGCGCACACTGCGCTTGATATCGCTCGCAGCGATCGCCTGAATAGCCTTCAACAGTTGGGACAAATCGCCCTCGGCCGGAACGATGCCGGCAGCCTTGATCACGGCCAGCAATTCGTCAGTGACCGCGTTGCCCCAGGTGGCCGGGATCAGCGATCCAGGCGTGCCAGTGCCGACGTTCTCGTCAACGAACTTGCCGCCGACTAAGCCCACATTGGGCGTGCTTTTCGGGTAATCCATGGGTTCTTATCCGTAGTTGATTGTTTCGAGTGTGTGCGCCGGCGCAGCGCGGCTGACAAGGCATTCAAGCGCTCCACTAGAGGCGCCGCCGAAGGTCTGCGCCCAGTGGCTGAATCCGAAGCGGCTGCCCTGAGCCAGGCGCGGGCCGGTCTGCAGCGTCCACATAAATTGCGCCGACCAGGTGCCGAAGCGGGCCGACCCCATGCGCGACCGACCGAAACGCGGCGCCCGGTGCTCGATGACCCGCGCCTGCCGGTAACCCATGCTGAAAGCCAGTTCCACGAAGTACGCTGGGGTCTGCCCGCCGACCTCCAGCAGCCGCCGGCGGACTGCCAGCTGGCGGTCCTGAAACGTCGGGCTTGCGCCCATGCACGGGTCAGGCAGACTCATGACACGCTCCCAGTCGGGCACCAGTTCGCGCACCGTGGCCGGTTCGCTCTCGGCAAGCAGCGCCACGGCGCGCAGGTCCTCGCGGGCCAGCTCCTGGGCAGCGGCCAGCAGGATTTCGTCAATGCCCGGGTTAAATTCCCGCTCCCACGCCGGCCCCGGGGGCAGCAGCGCACAGAGCTGCGCGTAGTAGTCGTCTGCCGTCCTCATACCCAGTTCACCCCGCCATAGGTCAACAGCTCGTTGCGCGCTGCAGACACGTCGCCGAGGGGCGCCAGAACCTTGTGGTCAATCTCACCAGTTGCGGCGCTGATGGCTTCGCTGATGTGGGTGGCCAGCAGCACACCGCCCAGGTCGGATTCACGGTTGTGCAGGTCGATCAAGGCCGCTTCCACGGCGCGGCGCACTGCGCTGCTGTCAGGGGTCACAGACAGCTGATAGGCCACCAGCTTTTCCGCCGGCGCCGAGACGTAAACCTCGGCGGTAACCGGGCGTTCCTGCTCGATGTAAGCGGCCACCGTGGCGATCGCCTCGGCGTTGGGGATCAGGTTCACGTCACCGTCACGCACGAAGAACACCGCCACCGTGCCCGGGCCGAGCCACTGGCGAACCACCCAGGCGCGCGTCACCCCGGCCACCTCCAGCGCCCACGTTTCGTAATCGCTCTTGTTGCCGCCGTGGGGAATGACCCGATACGAACGGATCACCCGGCCGCGCAGCGTCTCGATGCTCTCCTGTTCAGTGCCGCCAGTAATGCCCGGGGCCGTCACGGTGAACACCTCGTTCACACCGAGCACCGGCGACACCAGGCGCAACTGGGTGCCGGCGGGTGTGTTGCCCAGCTCGCCGGCTTCCAGGGCCTCCAGCACCACGCTGCCGGCGGTGCCGGTCAACTTCACCGAGGCCCGCACGCGAAACAGCACCTTGTCGTCGCGCTGCAGCAGCGCGCCGGCGTCCAGCAGCGCCGAGGCGCCACCGGTAAAGGCAGCAGGCCCGGACGCCTTGACGGCCTCCAGACGGCCCCGTTTGAGGCGGGCATGGGCCATTCGCAGCAGTGTTTCTTCGTCGGCGGTGTCGGGCAGTATCTGGTCGGCGATGTATTGCTGATGGCCATAGCGACCGTAGGCCGCTGCGCCCAGCACCCTAGCCAACACCTCGGCATCAGAGCGGACCAGCGCGCTACCGCCGGCCAGGTCGGACTGCGAGCGGGCAATCAGGGCGGGTAACGTTGGGGTTTCAAACGGCATTGATCACCTGCCATAGCGTGTCGAGTTGAATATCAATCAGCGTGCCGTCACGCAGGGTCAGCACGACCAGCATGTCGAGCCGGTCGACTCGGCGTGAAGCCGTTACCGTAACGGCGCGTATCCGGTCGTCTTCGTCCAGCCAGGCCAGCGACTCACGGGCGAACGATTCGGCGTCGCGCACCGTGTCATCGGTCAGCGTGCGCCGGCGCAACTGCCACAGCCGCGAGCCGATACGGTCGCGCTCGACCGTGGGGAACGTGTCGCCCCACCAGCCGTAACGCTCGTCATCGTCCAAGACGTCGCCGCCCTCGGCGCGCCGCCAGGTCAACAGGCTGATCACCACGGCGCGCCGCCAGGCCTGTTCGGTGGCTTCGTCGGTGAATAGCTCCATGTCAGGCCCCTTTGACTGGGCGCTTGTCCGAGCCTTCATGCACGTGCAGCGAGGTGCTGACCTCGGCGGCTACCACGTCGCCGGCTGCCTCGATGCGGCCAGTGGTGCGAATCAGTGGCGTATCGAAGTCCACCCCCGCCTGCGCCTTGATCTTGAGGGTCATCGTCTCGACCTCGATCACGCGGCCGCGCTTGAAGTGCAGGAAGTCGCCCTCGTCGGTATACAAAGCGACCTCGCCGCTCTCCAGCGCCTGCAGGCGAAAGCGCCGGTCCGAGACGCACACAACCACCCCGTGCGAGCGATCGCCGCCCAGGAACAGCGCCACGGCCTCGGCGCCGGGCTGCGGGTTGGATGTGAAACCGTAGGGTTCGAAGTGCTCCATGCCATCTTTCACTTCGTCGGCGGTCAGGCGCATCTGCAGACCCTGCAGCTTGCTACCGGCATCGACCAGGGCGACGACGCCCCGGGCAATCAGGTTTCTAAGGGGCTTCATTGGCTGGGCTTCCAGTCGGCGGGTATCAGGTATTCGAAGTTGTCGGCCTTGCCGCCCTTCTTGAGCTTGCGGGCCTTGTGCGGGTCTTTCGGTTCGGGGTCGAAGCTCTCGGGCGGGGCTACCACGATGTTGGCCACGGTGCCGGCGTCATCGAGCACGTATTCGATTTCACTGATCAGCATGTCGCGGTCGATGCCGATCAGCGGGTCGACC